CCCTCTGAAAGAATTATTTGGATGCCAAGAATTACAAAACCTTTAGCCGAACCAAACTCTTATCTTTTTAAAGCTAAAAAAGGAACTGATCTTGTCGATATAGAATGGATTTTGCCAAAAAAAGAACTTTGGGATCAATACGAGCCAGGCAAAATGACCCACAATGAAGTAATATGGACAAGTATACAAAATTATAAGCATGCAAGAGCTGAAATGGAATACGATGACAACAACTTAAGTTTAGAAAAAATAAATGAATTTAAAAGAATCATCAGATCTGTTGCTATTTTTAATCAAAAAAATAAAAACTTAAACAGTTTTGATGAAAACGTTTTAAGCTAATTTTTTAGGTGGCTTGCTTAGCTTTTTTTTAGAAAGAACGTTAAAATCCATATAACTTGAATCTACTTTACCTATAGGATTTCGCACTCCAGAACCGTAAAAATCACCCATTCCTTTTTGCTTAGAATCTGTGTGAAACATTTTACTTTTCTTTGATTTTTTCATATTAAATCGTTTGGATTAACACGAAAAGATTTTTGAGGCACAACGCTTTCATTTACAGAACTAGCTTGTTTTTTGCCAACCGGTTGGTTAAAACCAACTCCGTAGTTATCTCCGGCGCTTAGTGTGCCCGACATTGATTGGTCTTTAGATGGTGCAGCAAATGACCAAGGGAAAATACCATTTTTTTTCTCTCTTGGCTCAATAGGATTTTTAAAAGGCTTTTTCATAGATTCCTTTTTAAAGTTAACTGCAACCAAAAAATTTTAATGTCTGTAATTAGATTTTGGTGAGTGTGATTTTACTTTGCCTTGTCCCATTTCTTGAGCGTTTTTAACAGCTTCAGAAGAGTCCTCGTACATGTTTAATTCTCCAGCACCGTTAGCGGAAAATTCATGCTTTATTTTAACACCTTCAGGGAATACAGAACCTTTGCTAGGTCCACCCATCCAGTTTGAATGATCATCTAGTCTTTTTCCACCACTCATGGCAAACCCCTATTTTATTGTTTATTCTTTCATTATAACAGTGTGGCCATATTGTTCAAGAAATTACTTTAAATCATTTGATCAGACGTCTCTGGACCAATTTGTTGAGGAGCTTCTGCTTGTTGTTGTCCGCTTCCCAAATTGCCCATAAGTTCTGTCAAGAATTTGTTTGATTCAGAAGATTGTTTGGCTTGCATTCTTTCCTGATTTTCCCTGATATCTTCTTGGTAATTATAAGACTCAATATTAGAAGCCTTAAGAGCTGTTTCTAATTCTCCATATTTTGCAATTGTGTCCATTAAAGATTGAATTGATTCCATCTTAGCTTTGACACTAAGTGATTGGTTTTTAGAAACTTCACTCAAACGTTCTTCTAGTAAACCTATGTTACTTTCTGCCCGTCCTTGCTTCTCACGTGCTTGGGCAAGATTTGATACGGCCTTACTCATCATTTCTTTCAATTTTGCTTCTTCAAAAGCATGCTGTATATTTTGAGCTTCGCCTTGAGCTGCCGCTGCTTGCTGTTCTTGTTGCTGTAGGAATTCTGTAGTTTGAGATTTTTCTGCAAGATTCATTCGAGGAACAATCATGCTTGGAGGGAAGACTTCTCTGCCAAATGCTCGGTTTAAATCCATCATTTGTTGCGCTTGCATGTTTTGTTGTGTCGGAGTCAAAAGACCTTCTTCTACAATAACGTTATACTTTGCAAATATCTTACTGTAAAAATGTTCTGTTGGTTCTTCATTAATTAAAAGACCAACTTTTTCAGCGCTCCAATTATTTAAAACTATATCTAACATTTTGCTGCCAAGTAACTTTAAAGAGTAATCCCACTGGTCAAAATATTTTTGTAACACCATAAGATTTGCAGCCTGCTTTAACATAACAGTTAAAGAAGATGCCTGACTTTGATCTTGTGCAGACCAATTTTCTAAATTTATGCCTGAAGTAGAAAAAATTAAAGATTGAAGTTGATCAGCTAAAGCCATATCACTTTCAGGAACGGATGAAGGAATTATTTTTTGAATGTCGGTCATTTCGTAACCTTCATTTAAAATTAAATCCCAACCTTGACCTGATTTTTTCAAATTATCTTCATTTGCAATAGCGCCAATTTTTCTAATCCAGCCAGCGTTAATAGTTGCTTCGCTAATGTCATGATTAATTATTATACGTCTGTTCATTAGATATTGGGTATCGCGCATGGTTCTTACTAAACCTCTGCATCTCAAGTCATAATAATTAATGTGTGGTTCATAGTTCCAAAAAACAGGAATGAAAGGACAAGAATCAAACCCTAATGGATTATCTCCTTGATACATAATTTGATCGTTTAAAACAGTTGCAAGTTTCCATGTTGGCACTTCAACTTCTACAACTTCTAAATCAGGAATAGCATATAAAATAACATCAAGTTGATTTTCTCCACCTGAAAAATCAAAAAACTGATTTTTTTTAGCTGAATAAAGGCGTTTTTTCTTTTTTTTCCATTTATACCAAACATAACTTAAAACCATTAAATCGTTACGGGCCATATTGTAATTTTCAGGCAAAAAATAAAAGCTACCGTATCTTTGGGGAGTCCCTGACATTGGTACAATGCTTTTAACTTTGTCTGGAAATCTTTCTTCAGCTTCTTTTTTGGATATGTATTCTTGAGTCCATATAAATTGTGAGTCCTCAAATGAATAATCTCTAGCATATGGATCACATAAAAACGAATTGTATTCCCATACTTTAAGTTTTAAATCTCCTTGCGCTGGATCAGTTGTATAATCAAGATAAGGTTGCATTAAAACCATACCAGTAATGCAAGATTGCTCACATGCCCTGGAAAATTGTTCATGTATGCCTTGAGTATTACAAACATGAGTCATTAATTTATTGTATTGGTCTGTAGTTCTAGGGTCAGAACCCTCGGTCGGGATGTAAGAAATTTGTTTACGATGTTGCCTTTGGTAACCAGTTATCATATTTACTGGCTGTTGAAGCAAATTAAAATAAAACTGGTTACGACTTTGTCCGGCATTCATACCAAAATACCGATTTACAAAGTCTTGAGCGCCTGCATAAAAAAGCGTGTCGATATTGGATTGATTCCAGCGAGCTTGCTCCACTGGCTGGAATTTACTATAAAGATTGTCTAACCATTGTCTTACGTTCCCTTGATTAGGTTCCAGGGAATTTAACCAAGGTGGCATGTAAAAACTGATAGGAACCTCTCAACTTGATCGATTCCTAAAATATAGCATTAAATATTTTATTCGTACAAAGTTTGTTTTTTAATTAAAATTTGATTTTTTTTTCCATATTTTACTTGGAAACAGAAGCATCATTTATAATATCTACCAAATCTCTAACCGTTCTCATCATTAGAGGCATTTCTGTGTTTATAGAAATCCCTCTTTTTGCGGCTTCTTCCCAAACCTGAGACAATTGAATTAACCTTTCCCTAGCCATATAAGAGATAGCTTTGTTTAGGTTTTCATGGCTATCTCTTGTTGAACGTCTTATGTCTGTTGTTTTTTTTGAATCAAACCTTTCTACTCTTCCATCATGATGAACGTAAACTGGAGTAGTAGGTTTTTGTTTTTTTTTCCACCAACAACAGTTACAAGAGTTTTCCATATCTACGCGTATATCACCAACTTGAGCATTTGTTGAAATTGGAGCAGCCACAAGACCTCCTTTTTACCTGAAAGTATAATAATGAAGTATAACTTGCAAGGAGTGCTTAAATTTAATTTGAAAAACTACTTAAAGGTTTTATCTAAAGGCACTTTCTTTGAAACCCAAAGTCTTGCCAAAATTAACATCATCACCGTAGTATTTAGGTATCTTATGCGTCATCACAGCATAACGAAGTGCGTCGCAATTTTTCACTATAATTCCATTGGCAATCATGTTTCCATTCTTTTTTGTCGCTAAACAATAAACATCTTGTTGTTTGTCCAGTCGTTTTATAGATTTAATTTTTACGCCTACTACTTCCACATTTTTTTCCACAAAACCTTACCTTTAAATATTTATTTCTCATAAACAGAGATCCACATTTTTCACATTTAATTTCAATATCATCTAAGCCTGAATCTCTTCTCCATTTAGATTTACATTTATTAGAACAAAATCTAGTTCTTTTTAAATCTATTTTATCAATTTCAAATTCTTTTTTACATTGATCACATATTGATTTTTCTGGGCTATTTCTTGCAAATGTTTGTTTCGCATGCTTCGAGTGCCACTCTTTTCCTTCTTCGCTTGCGTGCCACGCTTTTGTCAAATGTTGAATTTTACTCATTCTTTCGGCAGCCCATTTTTTTCTTTCAATAGTCATATGCATGGATAAGTGATCTTTTTCAGTTAGTTTTTTCAAATTAGAAATGTCATTATTAGATTTGTTCCCATCAATATGATGAATATGATACCCATCTTCAACAGGACCATAATGATATTCATATACCCATCTATGAGCACGAATTCTTGGATAATCTGTTGAAATCCAATAACCTGTTTCTTTATCTAAATAGAATTTTTTTCCGAAATGTTCCTGGTGCATGTTAGTACTATATCAGATAGTGTCAATTGTTGCAATTCGATATAGCCTCTTTTTGTAAGTATTTGATGATCTCCAGTTGCGACTAGTTTTTTCCCATCTTCCAGCTCAAGTTCATAGACAATTGCATTCTCACGTGTCAATGAAGGATTGTAAGCAATATCTCTTTCGATCATACCCATTTCAACATCATAACTTAACATGGGCAAATCATGAGCAAATTTATCAATTACTCTCATACCAAGAGGTGTCATTATTTCGGTTCCGTAAGCTACACAAGCATGATCATTCTTTTTTAAAGGAGCATCTAGTCCCATTTCAGCTTTACGAGAATCCCACACATAACCTTCGATTTCTCTAATCAAGTTTTTACAGTTATTCATAATGAAAAGATTTCCTTTTTGCATTTCAGAAGACATGTAGCTAATTCCATCAAGAACATCATTATTTGCATCAACAGGTTTTAATCCACGTCTTCGTAATTCCTCTTTAAAAGAAGCTGCGCTAGGATCAACATAAATCCCCCTAACGCCATAAGGCTCAAGAAAATCTTTAATATCATCTGCAAACTCACTATGGGTTTTACCCTTTTTTGTTACCGAAATATCCCAATAATATTCTTTTTCTACCCATCGCATAGGGCCTGATTGTTCATACCTGCCTGTGCTTATTCCTATTATAACGCAAGCAAATGCATTGGTAAATCCCACATCAATTCCAGCAATGAAATATTCTGCTGCTCTGGGGGCAGTTTTAACCACATAGATGTCTCGATCAAAGAAGTCAAATATAGCGCCATCAGCCAAACACCAAATACCAAGATAATTACGTTTATAAAAAAGACCACTAAGAGAGTTGCGGATACGATTTTTATACTCTTCTGGAACATATGGGTTATCATCAAGCGTGTAATGAAGCTCATAATAGTTTGGGTCTCCTTGCTCAGCTTTATCTATCCATGTTTTTAGAATGTGGTTAGGATGAGAGGGGTTCATTGAAGCAAATAACATAGAATAGGGCTTAGAAAGCCTAGTGTCTATCATGTTGATAACAGATTCCGAATAAAGAGTCATTTCATCACAGTAGCACAAAGACATAGTAGACCCTTGAATAGCTCCGATTGCACCATCGTCTTTAACTCCAAGAGTTTTTATTACTTTATCTTTGAACAATAACTCTCTGTCTCCTTTTCTCCACATACAAAAAGGACGCCATACCGAAAAAGGATCGGGAGTTCCTTTTGGAGGTCTTGTTAGTAAAAGCGATATGGCGTTATTAAAAATGGTAGTAGAGGTTTTACCAATCATCCAGATATCAGAATCTGAACAATCATCAACGGCATCCATAAACCTAAAAAGAGTCCCAACAGTCTTACCTGATCGAACAGATCCGTGAGCTAAATTTATTTTCTTATTCGCCTCAAGAATAAACTGTAATTGCTTTGGAGCCAATGGTTGCTGTATCATGCTAGAAATATATCAAAAGGAATGTAAAATGAAAATATTATTAATTTTAGTTTTTGCGCTTTTAGCGTCATGTCATCACAAAGACCCTGAATGCACTTGTTATGAAACTAAATATTACAGAGGCAAATTAAAGCCATGTTTGCCTCATGATAGTGGATTTGATGTTGTAAAGCATGAGTGTGTATACTGCCAATCCAAACACAAAACAAAAATAAATGAGTAAAATGGATTTTGACATACAAAACACTATAGATTGGTTAAATCAGCAAATAAAATATTACGATTGTTACGAAATGACAGAGAGAGATCAATATTGGTTTATGCAAGGAAAAAAAGAGGCATATTCTGATGTTTTGCAGATCATATATTATAAGCTTTCTCCACCATACCCATACCTAGAGGATTAATAACTTATGGAAACTTACTATACTGTAAAACAGTTGGCTAAAAAGAACAAAGAAAGGGGGTCCTGGCCAGACTCTGAGAATGCAATCTGGGCTATTAGACGAGAAATGGAATCAAACGGATTCTCTAATGCTTTTTACAACATTGGTAGAAGAGTGTTAATTCTTGAAAGCGAATGGGAAAAGAGTATGAAAAATCTACTATCAAAAGGTTGTTATGAAAAATAGGGCTAAATGTAAAATATGTGGCGACATCCTGGAATCAATTCACTCGCAAGACTACCAACTTTGCAGATGCGGAGAAATATTTATTGATGGTGGGAAAGCTATGTTATGTGGAGCTAGGAATTGGGACAATTTTTTAAGAATAGATGACGATGGAAAAGAAATTGTTCCTAAAATCATAGAAAAAACAGAAAATCAACAAGTTATAGAAGAACCAAAAGAGTTAAATCCAGATGAAAAAAAACAAATTCTTTTAGACCATCTTAAAGGAATGGTAGACAGTTTTGAAAAACTACCGAGGGTAGCACACACAAGTTTCGTAACGCAAATGGACTTGCATTACGCTTTATTAACAATTTATGAAATAGTGAGGGTTTTATGAAGTCATCTCAATGGTATAGAAGAAACTATGGGGTTATTGTTTTAAGTGGAATATTGTTTGCAACTTTTGTTTTTGCTCACGTTGATTTAATTGATCCTGGTTTGATAGTTGAGCATGTTAAAGAAACTATGGAAAAAGAGGCTAAAGAAAACGGTGAATCATGGACTGATGAAAACGGTGTTCATCACAACGTATAAGCTTTTTGCGTATAGGCTGGCATTTAGAGAATAAACAGCTTATAAATTTTCTAGCTTTTTTGAAAGAGCTTCTCTAGCTGCTTGCAATTGTTCTTTAATCGCCCTGGAGTTAGCAATAGCTTCAGGGTCTATTTCATGCTGCACAGATTCAATGTATCCACGTTTCTTGCCGATTGTTTTGAGTAAAAAGCAGATAGCTCCTAACTCTCTTTCTTTTGTGATTAAATGAGAAAGCGAGGCTTCAGCATCGTCGATTCTCTTTTCTTTACATTCTTCAACAATAGCTTGTAAGAATGGTGAAGCTTTGACACGTTTCGCTATATTAGAACCTGTTTGTCCGATGAGTTCTCCTGCACGATAGAGCAATCCCTCTGCTTTAACTATCGCTTGGGCTATCCTTTCATCAGAAACAGCGTCAATTCTGTTTTTTTTGGGTGGAATCTCTGGATCTGGGTACTGCATATGTCTGATAATATTTTTTATGTCATATATTTTCAATTAATTTTTTTATATTTT